ACGCGCCCGGTGAACTTCATCTTCGGGATGGACTCCTGCGTGGACGTCTGCGAGATCGTCCGCGCCAGCGGCAGGAGTTCCGTCGCCGCGACCGCGCGCTGGACGAAGGTGTTGAACTTCGTCGGCGCGAGCTCGCCGCCGTCGGTGCGCAGGGCGTCGTACGCCATATCCGCCTTCTGGATCAACTCTTGGTTCGACAGTGCCATCGTCTCCTCCGTGGCGGCGGGCTAGCGCGCGCCCCCCGTGTAGCGGTCCGGGTACCCCGGCCGATTCTGCGTTCCGTCGGCGTCGCCGCTCGGCACCATCGCGGCGAGCGACTGGCTCGTGCGGTGCGTGCGGGCGTGCTTGGCGATCGTCTCGGTCATCCGCGTCTCCAGCGTGTGAACCCGTGCGACCATCGCGGCGTTCTCTTTCGCCAGCGCGGCGGCACGGTCCTCCGCCTGCTTGACGGTAGCACGGAGCGCGGCGATTGCGTCAAGCGTGCCGCCGTCCGACACGGGCGGCGCGGGCGCATCCATCGGGGGGGCGGGCGCGGCGATCTGCGCGGCGATCCCCGCGAGCGATGCGCGCAGTTGGACGAGGTCCGCGCCGGTGCCCGCGTCCGTGTTGGTGGTCGTCTCCGTCGTCTCGGACTTCTCCGCCTTGATACGCCCGTAGACGGCCGTGATGCCCTCGGTCAGCGGGTCGTTGCGGAACTCGTCGGCGTACTGCGGATCCCACTGCCGCGCGCGGTATGAGGTCCCCGTCTCGTCCACGTTGTCCGCCTTGAAGTCCGTGTGGTCGGCGAGCCAAGCGTCCACCTGCTCCCGCGTGAACTGCTCCTTGTCGAAGATCAGCGACTGGATCGCCCAGTCGCCAGCGGCGCCATCCGGCTTCCCTCCACCCACCTTGGCGACGTCCGCCTGGAGGCGGTCCCGGAGGTCGCCCGGCAGCAGCGCGTCGATGGGGTCCGCCGGGTCGTACGCCACGGCGATGTCCTGCGCGAGCGCCGCGCGCACGATGCGCGCGTAGACGCGGCCGCGAGAGGTCTCCTCTTTGTACTCCTCGGAGTTCTGCTTGAAGCGCGCCAGCGCGTTGCGGATGCGATCCGGGTCCGGCTCGTTGTCCGCACCGCCCAGCGGGTACGCGAGCGACACTGGATCGCCATAGAGCGCCTCCGTGGTCGGGGCGTCCGCCGGGTACGACAGCGCGGCGTCCTCGCGGGCTTCGATACCGTAGCTCGACGCGCGGTCGGCCAGAGCCGTCCGCTTGTCTTCGTCCGAGGCGTCCGCGTCCGGCACGCGCTTCGCAACCGCGGCGGCCTTCAGCGCGAAGTGGTGATCACGCCCGCCGTGGTTGGCCCCGTAATCGACCAGGGACACGTACCAGGGCCGCACGTTGGTCAGGCGCGACTCGGAGTCCGTCTTCTTCTCCTTGTCCTTCGGCTTGCAGGGCATCGCCCCCTCCTTACCCGATCTGCCAGTGCGTAGCGTCCGCCGCGTAGGCGACGTACGTGAGGCTGTTCACCGTGTCGACGCACTGGTCGCCGACCTTGGCTGCCACGATCACGCCGTTGGGATTTCCCGCGCACGTCGAGACATTCGGCGGGTGCGTCGCCACCAGGTTGCGCAGCATGGCCTGCGCGCCCGTGCGGAGCGCCACCACTACGTCGTTCGAAGCGAGCACTCCGACGGTCGGTGCTGTCTGCATGAGCAGAACTACCGGCGCGTTCACAGGTCGCGCCGCCAGCGTCACGTATAGCACGCTCGGAGAACCAGCAACCACGGACCCAGCAAGGATGGTAATCGTCCCACCGTCGGTGCCGGAGTACAGCACGATGTCTGTGCCCCAGGCCACGGTGTTGGTGCCCACGTCCACGGTCCACGGCGCGCCGTCCTGGATAATCCGCAGGTCCGCGTTCTCGCGCAGCGCCTGCAACCAGATGTCCACGCCGTCGAAGTAGCCGCCCGGCGCGTCGTTCATCGTGTGGAAGAACGGGTCCTCGAACTCGTCCGGGATGGGGATCAGCATCAGGGAGGTGAACGCCACGGGCTACCCCTCCGGTTCCGCGCCCACGTCCACGGTCTCGCCGAGGCCGCCGATGCTGTAGGCGTTGAGTTCGCCCGCCTTGATGGCGCCCCAGTAGCGGCCGTCGACCTGCCACTTGGTGGTCATCACCCAGGTGCCGGGCTGCACGGCGTATCCGCCGAGGTCGAACCCGGTGCGCTCGATCCAGGACTCTACGACGTCCACGCGCTCGTCCGTGATGGCCTCGAAGCTGTGCATGAGGTCCACGGACCCGCCGTTGCAGGCCCAGTAGACCATGGCGCGCTCGATGTCGGCCGCCGAGACCACTTGCCCCTGCGTGTCCGTGACGTCCGGCTCCATGACGATGCCCGTGGCCAGACCGCGCTCGACGTCCTCTGCCTTGAGCACGCGGAGGTGCGCGAAGAGCGGTCCGACCAGGGCCGCGTTCTGAAGTTGCACGCGCTTCGCCACCGGGGCGGGGAGTGCGGGAGCGGGCGGGGCGACGGTGGCCGGTGGCGCCTGCACTTCTAGGGTTGATGCTCGGCGCACGACCGGAGTCAGATCCACGGACCCGACGCGCGTCAGCACGGCTCCGGGACGTGGTGCGCCCAGTGGTGCGCCCGTGAAGATCGCCGCCGCCTTGGCGATCTCGTCATCGAGCGCCTCGCCGGACAGGACCGTCACGGTCCCGCCGTCGGTGCCGACCCCCAGGAAGACGTCCAGGGGCACGGCCCCCTACTCCTTCTTGGCGCCGTCGTAACGGTCGGGGTATCGGTGCGCGCGCTTCGACACGGGCGTGCCACGCTTCCAGCCGCATTCCGGGCAGACTTCGGCGTCGTCGGCCATGGCCGCGCCGCACTGCTCGCATGTGCCTTTCGCGGCAGCCTCGGCATCGGCCTTGGCTTTCGCAGCGGCTTCATCGGCGGCCTTCTTCGCGGCCTCGGCCGCCAGGCGTGTCGCCTCGGCGTCCGACGCGGCGCGCGCGATCAACGCGGCCTTCAGTACCTCGCCGACCTCGGCGGTCGCCGTCGCGTCGGGCGCTCCCTCGGCCTTTCCGACAGCGGCCAAAGCCATGTTGACGGCCTCGCCGACGTCGTATGAACTGAGAGCCGACCATACCTTGTCGCGATCCAGGTCGCTACCTCCAGCCTGCAACTGCGCGACGAGCCCGGCCACCTTGGCCTGGTAGGCGGTCAGAAGTTCCACTGCAAGTTGCATGGCGATGCCCTGCTTGGCCACCACGCCGTCGTAGAGAGCCTTGGCCGTGACGCCCCCGGCGAACGCCGCAACCGCCGCGTCGATCTTGTCGAGCTTCGCGGCGATCCCGGAGAGGTCCAGCGCGGGCGCGCCGGCATCCGGTGCCACTGCCACGTCAACCTCGAACTCGGCGTCGGCCTTCTCGACCGTCGCCGCCTTGGCCAGGTTGGCGCGCAGCAACGCGGCGCGCTCGGCGTCCGGCGCCGCGGCCATCGCGTCGGCCTCGGCCTTGGCGAACTCAGCAAACTGCGCCAGAGTCATCTTCTTCTTCTCGATCTTCATTGATTCTCTCCTCGCCTCGGTTCCGGGACGCGGAACACCGCGCCCGTCGGTACGGGGTACTCCATGCCCGCCAGTTCCACCGACAGCGCGGCCGGCAGGAACGTCAGGGCGCGCGTCGGCGTCATGTGGCCGTCCCCGATACAGCGCAGCAGGAAGCGCACAGCGACTTCCAGCCGCCGCTCCGCCTCCCGCTTGTTGACGATCTGCGCATCCTTGAACGACTCCTTGACCGCCGCGACCACCCCAAGCCTAACACGCTGGAGCGCGGCGGAGTCAAGGGCGAGACCCGCGAGGCTCGCCAACCCGAGCGGCTTCTTGATGAGAATCTCCATTTCCAACCCCTTTCTACGTTACGACAAACGTTACTACACTGGCACCGTCGTGCACCGGCACCGGCTGTGGTACGGCGGGGCGCCTACTCCTGCCGCCGTTGCGAGTTCCGTCCCACTCAACCGTCGACCTCCACCATCGACCGGGGCGACGCGCGTCCCGGTGGACGTCTCGATGGATCGCTCCCCCGTCTCCGGGTCGCGCACCACGCGCATGAACGGGCTGGCCTCCTGGAGGTCCGCCACGTTCTCGGCCTCCGCCGCGCGGTCCAGCAGGTCGCCGACGGCCTCAACGGAAATGATTTCTCCGTCCATATATTCGCACACCGAACATGTTCTCTCGTCGAGCATGGCGACGACCTCCAGGCGCTCGATGCCCGCCTCGCGGTAGCCCGCCACCTGGGCGATGGACCGCGCCCGCACGACGGCGTTGGACGCCACGGTGGTCGCGTAGGACTCCCCGTACTTGCCCCACATCTCGGGCAGGGCCTCGCGGATCGCGGCGCCGATGGCCTCGCGCCCCAGGCCGTCCCGCAGGCCCGCCGCCACGATCTCGCGCCCCCGGTTAGTCAGCCACTCCGCCTCGATGCCGAGCTGGTCGCGCACGAACAGGCCGGCCTGGTCCCCCACCGCGCGCACGGCCTCCACCTCGGGCTGGCTCAGCGCCACGGAGATCTGGGGCAGCACGGCCTCCCGCAGGCGGTCCCGTGCCAACTGCGCAGCCGGGAGCGCCCCCTCCACTGCCTGCTCCTTCCAGCGCTTCACCAGATCGCGCACGTCGGACTGCCGGAAGATGGCCAGCGCCGCCGCCCACGCGCCCTCCCGCTGCGCCTCCGTCGCCGCCGGCCAGTTGACGTCGTCCAGGCGCCGCAGGAAGCCCCGGAGTTCGTCGTCCGTCCACCGGGCGCGCGTAGCCGCGAGCCCCGCGGCGAGGTCGGCGATGGCGGCCTCCTCGGCGTCGGTCGTGCGCGCCGCCTTGCGCACCCCCGCCGGGGTCACATACCAGTCGTGGCGCCCGGGGCGCGCAACCACGTCCAACCGCTCCACGCGGCGCCACAGGATGCTGTCCCCGGTGCCCACGGCGCAGGCGGCGTACACCTCGGCCGCCACGGCGGGCGCGGCGTCCCGCGCGGCGCAGCAGGGGCAGCCCCCGCCCAGGTGCAGCACGGCCGCCCGGCGGGCGCCCTCAAGATCAGACCCCGGCGGCAGCCGGTGAATGGCCGGCGCCCCCGCCCCCTGGAACGCCACGACGGCCCAGCCCCGGGCCACGCGCCAGGCCTCGGCCCGGACGCCCGCCGCAGCGCAGGCCGCCGCCCGGTGCGTCGTGAGCCAGCGGTACGGCCACAGCAGCGCGTAGCCACCCGCGACGCGCGATCGGATCACGGGGCGCCGTCCAGCCGCGGCACGGGCCGCACGCCGGGCACGGATAGGATCTCCTGGTGTAGGTCGGCCTCCCCCTGCCCGGGCGGATCCGCCGGCACGGCGCGCCCCGCGGCGATGCGGAACCACACCCCGCAGCGCGCGGAGCAGCCGCAGCGCAGCGGCCGGTCGAACGTGGGGACGTCCGCCGTGCCGACCTGCGCGGCGAACACGTGCACGCGCTTCCCGCAGGCCGGGCAGCACAGCCGCCAGTTGTCCGTGGGGCGCCCCTGCGCGTCGACGTGCCGCACGATCTCACCGGGGCCGGGGCGCGCGTAGCCGGCGCGCTGGCCGGTGGGTAGGACGCGGTAGGCGCCGTCGTACACGGCTACCGTCCCCCGTCGTCTGGAACGGATACCCGCGCGAGATCGTAGCCGCAGCGCGCGAAGTAGTCCTTGAGCACGCCCGTGGCCAGCTCGCGCTTCTGTGGCGTGCCCTCCGGCCCGAAGGCGCTCAGCAACTCGAACCCCACCTGGTCGGCCGGCACGCCGAGCTGCTCCGCGGCCAGACCAGCTAGCGACAATTGAAGCGGCTGCTGCGCCCACGGCTGGTCGACGGGGGGCAGCGGCACGTTGAGCGCCTGCGACGCTAGCGCACGCACGTCGGCCGGGACGAGCCCGCCGCGGTTGGCAAAGACATCGGCCATCCGCGTGACGGCGTCCGGGTCTGAGGTGTTCGGACCCTTGGAGACGAACCGCCAGAGCGTGATGCCCAGGTCGGGCAGCACGGCGGTGTTCATCACCCAGTCGAAGGTCCGGCGCGGCGCCGAGAATACGTGGATGTCCGCGAACTCCAGCGAGGCGTAGGCGTTGGCCCGGGCCAGCGCGTCCTCCAGGTCGCCCGTCAGGGCGCGCGGCAGGCGGAAGGACGACCGGATGTTGTTGCGCGTGTCCTTGGCGTACTCCCGGTGCGTGGCGTCCTCGTGCAGGTCGTC